CAGCGGCGGCGACACCGTGTACGCCATGAGGCGCCTGACGGTCTCCAGGGGCGCTCTGGGGACGTCTGCGGCCACTCACAGCCTGGCGGCTCCCGTGACGGTCTGGGATGTGCCCAGCCTGATCCGCGATCTGTGCCGGGCGGAGGCCATCACCACCCTGGAGCAGGAGTGGTCGGCGTACGGGGCCCGGGTCTACTCGGATGAGGCCGAGCGCGACTCCTCGGGCACCGACGTGGTGGCCGGTCGCGGCCTGACCGACGTCCGCAAGCAGGCGGCCCGCCGGTACAAGCGCAAGTTCCGCGTCAGGGCGGTGTGACGTGGCCACCGACTACATCAACGCCCAGGACATCATGGACCGGCTGGCCTCGCACGCGATGTCGCTCGGCCTGTTCGACCGGGTGAACCAGCATGAGCCGAAGTCGAAGCCGGGCCGGGGCCTGACCTGCGCCATCTGGGTGGACTACATCGGCCCGGCGCGAGGGCGGTCCGGCGTGGCCGCAACCGATGCCCGGGTGGTCCTGATGGTCCGGATCTACACGAACATGCTCCAGCAGCCCCAGGACGCCATCGATCCGAATGTGCTGGCGGCCTCCAGCCAACTGATCGGGGCGTACACCAGCAATTTCACCTTGGGATCCGAGGAGAGGTTCATCGACCTCCTGGGCATGACGCAGGGTCACCCGCTGGAGGGCCAGTCCGGCTACATCAACATCGACAACGTCGTGATGCGCGTCATGACCATCACGGTTCCAGTGATCATCGAGAACGCCTGGACCCAGGCAGAGTAGGGAGAGGATCATGGCCAAGCAGTCCGGCCTGGGCGACCAGATGTACATCGCTGGAGTCGACCTCGGCGCAGACATCAACTCGATCAGCAGCCTGTCGACGCCCCGGGCCACGCTCCCGGCAACCGGCATCACCATGAGCGGCGAGGCCCGGATGTTCGGGCTCAGGGACGCGACCGGCGAGTTCATCGCGTTCTTCAACGACTCCGCCGGAGGGGCCCACCCGACGCTCAAGACGCTCCCGACCACCGACGTGCACCTCATGTACGTCCGGGGGTCCACGCAGGGGAGCGAGGCTTTCTGCCTGGTCGGCAAGGAAGTGGACTACGCTCCCACCCGGGGTGACGACGGAGCGCTGACCTTCTCCGTCAACGTCTCCTCCTCCGCCTTCGGCGCCGACTGGGCGACCCTCATGACGAACGGGAAGCGCACCGACACCACGGCCACGAACGGCACCTCGGTGGACTTCACGACGGCTGCCAACCCGGCCTCGGCCGCCTTCGGGTTCCAGGCCTACCTCCAGGTCTTCTCGTTCACCGGCACCTCGGCGACGATCAAGCTCCAGGAGTCCAGCGACAACGCGGTCGGAGACCCGTTCGCCGACGTCACCGGCGGGGCCTTCACCACGGTCACCGGGGTCACCGCAGAACGCATCCAGTCGTCTTCCGCCACCCTGTCGGTCGAGCGCTACCTGCGGGTGGTCACGTCCGGCACCTTCTCCAACCTGGTCTTCGCCGTCGCGGTGATCAGGAACGACTCCCTGAGGGCCCTGTGATGAACGAACGGATCACCCCGAACCTGGACAGCCAGGACTACAAGACCTTCCAGATCTCGGCGCCCAAGGAGACGCACCAGCGCCCCGCGAGCTGTGCCGAGGTCGACTGCGACATGGCCGAGCACGGCTGGCAGATGAAGATCGACCTGGGCACCGAGCTGGGCCAGAAGCAGGCCTACTACATCAAGCACCACTCCGGCCGCCGGTACGTGGTGGTCGAGCAGCGGGACGGCCTGGTCACACTGAACTTCCCGGGCGGCCAGGAGTGCTTCCGAGAGCACTCGGTGTCCGTGGAGAGAGACCCCAACTTCCTCGTCAAGGGCGGGGACTGGCGGGGGAACCCTCTGAACACGCCGACGAGGGTGCACACAAGGCCGGAGCACTGGGTCGAGGAGTTCGCCGAGAACCAGGACCGGCTGAAGACAGCCATCGAAAGGGGATAGGACATGCCCAAGCAGTCCGGTCTCGGCTGGACCACCCTGTCGGTAGACGACAGCGGCGGGACCGCCCGGGACATCAGGAACGACATCACCAACTTCGAGTTCTCCACGCCGCGCGCGGTGCAGGAGACCACCGGCATCGACAAGAGCGCTTTCGAGCGTCTGCTCCTGTTGGCCGACTTCTCCATCACCCTCAACGGGGTGTTCAACCCGACGGCCACGACCAGCTCGCACGCGGTGCTGAAGACCGTCTCCTCGTCCAGCGTCCTGCGGACGGTGTCCCTGGGCATCGCGTCGCAGACCCTGGCCGCAGAGTGCATCTTCACCGACTACGCCCTCACCCGGGGTGACGACGGCGCCCTCACCTGGCAGTCGCCGGGCGTCCTGGCCGACGGCACCGTCCCCACCTGGAGCTGATCATGTACCGCCTCTACATCACCACCCGGGAGCACGGCGCGCTGCTCAGTGCGCTCCGGGCGACGGCCGTCATGGACGAGTTCTGCGACGACCTGGAGGATGCAGGGGCGGACTGGGCCCTCGACAACGTCAAGCAGAAGATGCGGCACGACTTCCGGCGCAACACGGGGGTCTACATGTCGACGGTCCGCAAGCACAACACCGTCTCGGGTCCGGAGATCTGGGACGGCGGCCACGCCGGTCTCGTGTACGGCCCGTGGCTGGAGGGCGTCGGAAGCCGGAACCTCACCACCCGCTTCAAGGGGTACTGGGCGTTCCGGCGGACGGCCTCCGAACTCCAGCGCCGCATCGACAACATCGCTGAACACATGTTCAACCTGCACTACCGGTTCAGGCTGGACGAGGACTGAGGAGGAACCATGGGGCACCGCAGGATCCCGACCATCTACACGTTCGACGAGATCCCGGACGAGGAGGGTCTGATCGTCCGCTTCAAGGCCATCAAGATCGGCAAGCTGCGCAAGCTGGCCCGGCTGATCGAGATGGACGACGACCACATGCTGGAGCAGATGGACGAGCTGTTCACGCTCATGGGCGAGGGGCTCGTGAGCTGGAACCTGGAGGACGAAGACGGGAACGCCGTCGAGGCGAGCCTGGAGGGGATCGAGGACCAGGACTTCCCGTTCATCCTCAAGCTGCTGAAGCTCTGGCTGGGCGAGATGACCGGCCCGGACGAGGAGCTGGGAAAAGACTCCGTCGCTGGCGCGACGTTCCCGGGGAGTCCCTTGAGGATGGAAGCACTGTAACGAAGCCGTGGGAGCTGGCGGACGCCGAGATGGTCCTCGCCATGTGCCAGCTCTTCCACTGCACGCCCAGCGTCCTGGACGAGGAGTCGGCCGAGATCATCCGGCTCGTCAACATCAAGGCGCTGGGGACCAAGGAGCAGAAGATGCCCGACATAGGAGAGGGGGTCTGACATGGCACGCGTGACCATCAGCGTTCACGTGCGGAACGCAACCCAGGCCGGTCTGCGGTCCGTCCGGAACTCGATCAACGGCCTGAACCGGGGAATCCTGGGTGCCCTGAGGGACACCTTCTCGGACGGCGTCGGGCAGGCGCTGGCGACCGGCTTCCAGTCCGCCATGAAGAACCCGTACGTCGCAGCAGCCATCGTTGCCCTCGTGGCGACCATAGCCAGCCTTCTGGGGGCCGCACTCGCGGGCGTCCTTGTCCTGGCCTTCGGAGCTGCGTTCGTGGGCCTGGCGGCCTATATGGCGATCCAGTCCGGCAAGGTCACCAAGAAGTGGGACGCCGCCCTCAAGCACCTGAAGAAGGAGTTCGCAGGCGCCGGGGACGCGCTGGTGCCGACGCTGAACCACGGCATCGACCTGATGACCAAGCTGGGCGACGCGTTCGCCCCGCACTTCAAGAAGGCCATCCAGGACTCGGCTCCCTTCCTGGACCGCTTCCTCGACCAGTTCGCGCAGGGCGTCCAGGGGTTCGGCAGCAAGGCCTTCGACCCGATGATGAAGGCGTTCAACTCCCTGCTGGACGCTTTCGGCCCGCAGCTCAAGGGCTTCCTCAACGACCTCGGCAGCTCGTTCGCCTACCTCGGGGACACCGTCGACAAGTACTCCAAGGAGGTCGGCCTGGCGCTGCGGATCATCCTGGAGATCCTGCCCGGGATCATCTACGCCATCGGCTTCCTGGCCATGGTGTGGGGACGCAACGTCCAGGTGGTCACGCAGCTCATCGGCTACATCAAGGAGCTGTGGGGCTGGGTCAGCCGCCAGTGGGCCTTCACGGTCTCGGCCAAGGAGAACGGCACCCTGCTCTACCTGATCGGGCTGTGCCGGACCCTGTGGGGATGGATCAAGAGGCAGTGGGACTTCGCCGTCTCGGCGCGCGGCAACCGCTCGATCGTCACGCTCATCGACAGCTCCAGGACGCTGTGGGGCTGGGTGAAGCGGCAGTGGTCGTTCACCATGTCCGCCCGGGGCAACAGCTCGATCGTCAGGCTGATCAACAGCGCGCGGAGCCTGTGGGGATGGATCAAGAGGCAGTGGTCCTTCACGGTCTCGGTCCGGGGCAACAGCTCGATCAACTCGGTGATCAACCACCTGAAGAGCCTGTGGGGCTGGGTGAACCGGCAGTGGAGCCGGGCGGTCAACTTCAACTTCTCGCTCTCCGGGCCGATCAACACGATCAAGAACCTGCTCGGCATGGCGCACGGCGGCATCTCCGGCGCCGCCCGGTCTTCGAACTCCGTGTCGCGGGCGGCCACCGGTGGGGCCCGGGGCAACATGACGCTGGTCGGCGAACGCGGGCCGGAGCTGGTCAACCTGGCACCGGGCTCGCACGTCCGCTCCAACGGCGACTCCAGGCGCCTCATGGGCCAGAACCAGGGCGGCCGGGAGCCGGTCGTGCTCTACCTGGAGTCGGACGACTCGTTCATGATCCAGTACCTGCGGAAGGCGGTCCGGGTGCGCGGCGGAGACGTCCAGCTCGTGATCGGCTCCGGCAAGAGGAAGGGCTGAGATGGCATTCCCGCAGACGATCCTGACCCCCAAGACCGAGCTGTTCATCAACGGCGCCTGGGTGGACGTCACCACCGACGTCTACGGCCGGGACGGATCCGGGGTCAGCATGACCTGGGGCAAGCAGGACGAAGGGCAGACGACCGACCCGGCCTCCTGCTCCTTCGAGCTGGACAACCGGACCGGCAAGTACACCACCAAGAACCCGACCAGCCCCTACTACGGCAAGCTCGGCCGGGGCACCCAGGTCCGGCACTCCGTCATGTACGGCACGCCCTACCTGTACCTCCCCGGGAACAGCTACCAGGCATACGCGGTCACCAACGACGTAGCCGCCCTGGACATCACCGGGGACCTGGACGTCCGCATGGAGATGCAGATGGACACCGACTGGCTGGAGACGTTCGGCCAGGGCGGTGTCAACGCTGACAGCATCGAGCTGATGGGGAAGTTCGTCACCACCGGCAACCAGAAGTCCTGGTGGCTGGGCATGCGCGCCGGGAAGCTGCGGTTCGAGTGGTCCGCCGACGGGATCAACACCAACGTGGTGGTGGCGACGCAGTACATGCGGGCCCAGCCCGGCAAGAAGATCGCCCTCAGGGTGGCCTTCGACGTCAACAACGGGGCGGGCGGCAACACCGTCACCTTCTACACCTCGGACACGATCAGCGGCACCTGGACGCAGGTCGGCGACCCGGTGATCAGCACCGGTACCACGTCGATCTTCAGCTCGACCGCCAACCTGGCCATCGGGCACGCCACCAACCTGGCGTTCCGGGAGCCGGTGGCCAAGATCTACAAGGCGGAGGTGCGCAACGGCATCGCGGGCAGCGTGGTGGCCAACCC